TGCGTTGTGGAACGGTCTGACGGGGGGTAGGGGTTGAAAACCTGTGTAATGTAATAGCCATGAGCACAAAAACAGAGCCTATTAGCCTGCGATGGGCACAAGGCCAGGTTTATTCGAGCGAAAAGCGCTTTCGCGTCCTGGTTGCTGGGCGTCGATTCGGCAAATCGTACCTTTCATGCGTTGAACTGCTCCGTGGAGCGATCAATCGCCCAGGCGAAACGTTCTTTTATTGTGCCCCGACTTATCGGATGGCCAAAGATATTGCGTGGAGAGCGTTAAAAAAGCTGGTTCCAAAGGTTTGGATCCACACTAAGAACGAAACGGACCTACGAATCGAGCTAATTAACGGTTCAACGATCGAATTGAAGGGTACAGAGAACGCGATGGCGCTTCGTGGCCGCAGCTTGTCGGGCGTAGTGCTTGATGAGGCCGCTTTTATGGATTCGGAGGTGTGGTTTGAGGTAATTCGACCTGCTTTAGCGGATAAGGAGGGTTGGGCGTTGTTTATTTCGACGCCAGACGGTACAGCTAGCTGGTTTTACGACTTGTGGTGTTATGTCCCAGACGACGAAACGAACGAATGGCAACGATGGAGCTATACAACGATTGAAGGAGGAAACGTCAGCAAGCAAGAG